GACTACGACAACATTGATGTTATTCCCGTGTCGGACCCCAACGCCAGCACGATGGCGCAAAAGATCGTCCAGTACCAAGCGGTGCTCCAGTTGGCTTCGCAGGCACCCAACTTATACAACCTACCTCTACTTCACCGGCAGATGCTAGATGTATTGGGTATTAAGAACGCCCAGAAGTTAGTGCCGATGGAAGAGGATCAGAAACCCACAGATCCTGTTTCTGAGAATCAAAACATTCTCATGGGCAAGCCGGTCAAGGCATTTATGTACCAAGACCATCAGGCTCACATCACAGTCCATATGGGTGCTATGCAAGATCCTAAGATTCAACAGTTACTGCAAAATAATCCAATGGCGCAGGCCATGCAGCAGGCCATGATGGCTCACATTAATGAGCATTTAGGTTTTGAGTACCGCAAACAGATTGAGTTGCAGCTTGGCTTTAACCTGCCGCCGCAAAAGGATGAGTCTGGTGAAGATGTTCCGATGAATCCTGAAGTTGAGGCCAAACTTGCTCCGCTACTTGCTCAGGCTTCTCAGCGTTTGTTGCAGAAAAATTCTAATGAAGTGGCACAACAGAAAGCTCAGCAGCAGATGCAAGATCCGCTTATCCAGATGCAAATGCAAGAGCTGCAGATCAAACAAGCTGAGCAGCAGCGTAAGGCGCAAAAAGATCAGATTGATGCACAACTTAAACAACAGCAACTTCAAATTGAGCAGGCACGAATTGCTGCTCAAGCTGCGATTGAAAAAGAGCGGCTTAATACTGACAAACTTAAAACAGCTGCAACTATGCGTGATGACCGCGAAAAAGAGGCCATACGCATGGGTGTAGACGTTATGAAACAGCTTTCTTCACAAGTTCATCAGAAAGAAATTCAACGTAATCAGCCAAAACAACAACCGCCAAAAGGTAAAAAATAATGGATGTGATTGACGTACTTGTTGGACAAGCCGACGATAAAGTTACCCAGCTCAAGGACTATCTGGCAGAAGGAAAGGCCGAGAGTTACGAAGAATATAAAAGAATCTGTGGTGAGATAAAGGGTCTGCTCACTGCCAGAGGGTACGCCTTAGACCTGAAACAACGATTGGAGCAATCTGATGAGTGAATTACTTATCGGCACAAACCCCGATAAGCCTCAAATAGTTGGAATGTATGACTTCGAGGCTACAAGCGCCGAAAAAGCCAAACAGTTACCGAAGCCGTCAGGCTATCGCATCCTGTGTGCAATACCGGAAGTAGAAAAAGAGTATGACAGTGGGATTATTAAATCTGATACAACACTTCACTATGAGGAGTTGTTAACCACAGTATTGTTTGTGGTCGATATAGGTCCCGACTGTTATAAAGATCCAACTCGATTCCCAACGGGTCCGTGGTGTAAAAAAGGTGACTTTGTTTTAGTACGGCCAAATGCCGGTACTCGACTAGTCATTCATGGACGGGAGTTTCGGATCATTAACGATGATTCTGTCGAGGGTGTAGTAGATGACCCCCGTGGAATCAAACGTAAATAGAGGAGCGATAAATGGCTGAATTTGAGAAAGAAGAATTTAAGTTTCCTGATGAACAGGAAACTAAGGGTAAACCCGAGTCTGAACTTAGTGTAAAAATGGGGACAGATGAAGTTGCTGATCCCATAGAAGTTGAGGTTGAAGACGACACTCCGCCAGAGGACCGGAATCGTCAGCCTCTACCTGAAGAAATGAAGGAAGAGCTGGAAAAAGACGAACTTGACACATATGACGAGGAAGTTAAATCCAAGCTAAAACAGATGAAAAAGGTCTGGCACGACGAGCGCCGGGCTAAAGAAGAGGCTTTCCGTGAGCAGCAGGAAGCTGTTCGTCTGGCTCAAAAGCTGCTGGAGGAGAACAAACGGATCAAGAATATCCTTGATACCGGGGGTAAGGAGTACGCCGCAATTCTCCAAAACGCCGCCAACCTTGAGATGGAAATAGCCAAGCGGGCCTATAAGGAAGCCTATGAAGCTGGCGAGTCCGACAAGATTGTGGAGGCTCAACAGGCTTTGCAGCTTGCCAACTATAAAATGCTGCAAGCGCAAAATTTTAAGGTACCCTCTTTACAAGAAAGAGATTTTGCAGTACAAGAACGTCAAGAACCAGCCCAACCCGCTGTTTCTGCTGCTGATCCTAAACTGACTGCGTGGCAAAAGCGCAATCCGTGGTACGGCAGTCCTAGGTATAAGGGCATGACCGCTTATGCACTAGGAGTTCACGATGAACTAGCAGAAGACGGGGTTGCGCTTGGATCTGATGAGTACTATGCGTCATTGGACAAGACAATGCGCAAACGATTTCCTGAATACTTCTTACAAACGGAAGAATCAGAAGAAGTCGAAGATTCAAAGGCAAAAGCTGAACCTGTTCGCACAAAACCGAGCACAGTGGTAGCCCCAGCAGTAAGAAGTACGTCTTCGAATAAAGTGAAACTGAATAAAAGTCAGATGAACCTTTCGAAGAAGTTGGGAATTACCCCGGAGCAGTATGCCATTGAACTTAAACGATTGGAGGCCCAAAATGGCTGAAAATAGACTAGCACGAGAAGCAGCAACCCGAGAATTAGCCGAGCGTCCTAAGCAGTGGATGCCTCCTGAACTTCTCCCTGAGCCCGACAAACAGGCTGGGTATGCTTATCATTGGGTTCGTGTCTCAATTAACGGTCAACCTGATCCCCGGAATCTTGCTGCCAAGATGCGTGAGGGTTGGGAACCTGTTCGTATTGAAGAACAACCAAAATACCAACTGCTACTCGATCCCAATAGCCGTTTTAAAGACAATATTGAGATCGGAGGACTGTTACTCTGCAAAGCCCCTAAAGAGTTTGTTGAACAGCGAGCCAAATACTACGCTAGTCAAACCCAAGCTCAGACGGAAGCTGTAGATAACAATTTAATGCGCCAAAGCGACCCGAGGATGCCCCTCTTTAAAGAGCGTAAATCTTCGCATAGCTTTGGAAAAGGAACTTAATCTTTTAGGAGTCTTAAATGGCTTACCCTACCGTATCAGCCCCTTACGGGCTTAAGCCGATCAATCTGATTGGCGGTCAGGTGTATGCTGGTTCGACTCGTCTCATTAAAATTGCTAGTGGCTATGCTGCTGATATTTTTTATGGTGACGTTGTTAAACTAGCCAACACCGGTACTCTTCAAGTTGAGACTGGCACCACCACTGTTTCTGCTCAAGGTGTTGTTGGAATTTTCTTGGGATGTACGTTTACTAACCCCGTGACTAAGCAAAAGCAGTTCAATCAATACTGGCCTTCTGGCACAGTTGCAAGCGATGCTTATGCTTATGTTGTGGATGATCCTGATGTGCTGTTTAAAGTAGCTGCTGTGTCTTCTGGTACGACCGTAGCTTTCTATGGTCAAACCGTGGTTGGCACTAACGTTGCTCTGGTTCAGAACCCCGGTTCTACGACCACTGGTGACTCGGCTGTAGCTATCGACGGTACTTCCGCCGCCGCTACTGCTTCGCTGCCAATTCGCATTATTGATGTAGTGCCTGATACTGCAAATTCTTCTGGCAACTTCTGCGAGTTTATTTGCAAATTCAACGCACCGTACATGGTATCTGCGACCACTGCTTCCGGTAGCCCGCTGGTTTACACCACGACTACTACTGTAACGGGCGGTCATATGTACCTCAACCCGACTGGAATTTAAGGAGCACTAAATGGCTATTTCACGCGCACAATTACTTAAAGAGTTGCTGCCCGGCCTGAACGCTCTGTTCGGTCTGGAGTACGCACGTTATGGCGAAGAGCACAAAGAGATCTATGAAACTGAGACCTCTGAGCGTTCCTTCGAAGAAGAGACGAAACTTTCTGGTTTCTCTGCTGCACCGGTCAAGGCTGAAGGCGCTGCCATCGCTTATGACAATGCTCAGGAAGCCTGGACGGCTCGTTATAACCACGAAACCATCGCCCTAGGGTTTTCCCTGACGGAAGAGGCAATTGAGGACAACCTCTATGATTCTCTGTCTGCTCGGTATACCAAGGCTTTGGCTCGTGCTATGGCTTACACCAAGCAAGTTAAGGCAGCTGCCGTTCTAAACAACGGTTTCTCTGCTTCTTATGCTGGTGGAGATGGCGTGGCACTGTTTAGCAATGCCCACCCGCTGGTGTCTGGCGGCACCAACAGCAACATCCCGACAACCCCCACCGACCTGAACGAG